GAGGAATCATCAACTCTCTAAAACTTATTTAATGAATAATAAAGTAACCCTGCTAGGGCATTATGGAAGCGACGAAATTATCGCTTGTAGCGCATGGACTTCCACAAGTCGCGATTTGACGGAGGATAAGAAGTCTCGAATCCCAAAACTAATCGACATGCTATGGAGTAATGGTCATGAGACACCGTTTGAAAAGGGAGTGGTTCACTTCCTAGTTGATACGGAAATCGCTAGTCACATTCATTTGCTTAAACATCGTATTGCATCCATCAATGCTGAGTCTGCTCGATATAAAGAACTAAAAGAAGATAAGTTTTATATTCCAGAAGATTGGAAAGGTATCTATCCTAATGAAAATTGTATAAAAGCTGGTGGCAAAGACTGGGCAGAAATGTTGGAATCATATACAAAAGCAGGAAACGAACTCTATCATGCTTGTTTAAAAGACCTTGAGCCTGTTCTTGGACGCAAACGCGCAAAAGAATCCGCTCGCTTCTTTAAGACTTACAACAGTCAAATTGAAGGAGACGTTATGTTTAACATGCGTTCTTTCGCCAATTTCATTAAGCTTCGTCGCAGCGAACATGCTCAAAAAGAAATTCGCGAAATTGCTGACGAAATGCTACAGCTTGTTAAACAAATAGATGGAAATCCTTTTGAACACACACTAAAAGCCTGGGGCTACTAATATGAAAATCAACATCAAATACCACGATATTGTTAATTATGTCTTGGGGTTTTGCAGCTATCACCCACTGGAGCTAGTCATTGATCCTTTGCGATACAAAATCGGAGACAATTACATTAGTGATTCAAAAACTGGTGAATTGTTTTATCAAAACGACGACTATTGCAAATTTATGCAAAAAATCTTGATACTTAAAATGGCGGCGAAAAACTTCGACACCCTGCAAGTTCAAGGTTTCTGCCGAGAAATCGAACAGTTTGCGCCATTGGAGGTTATATTATCATGATTTCGGCAAAAGTGTCTCAAATCATTAGCGTCGATCTGTCTCCAACTGAGGCAAAAGAAGTCGCGATAAAGTATATTTGTGCTGTTTTTGATTGGAAAACGTCCTATTCGATACGTGCAGATGGCGATAATCACGAAGATTGGGTGTTTCATAAAACGACTGTTTACTCTTCTCATTCCTTTGAGACTGAATTCAGACTTCGAAAAGCAACCGAGCGAGACAAAATGATCTGTCAATTTATTGAAGAAATGAAGAATACTTAAAAAATACGGTGTAAATACAAGAAAGTGAAAAACATTTTCTCAAAACTTACAAGTTTACTTGGGGCGAAATCTTCGACCCCAAGTTTGCCGCTTTCTACCCCTAAGACACCAAATATAATGACTAATAAATATCCTGAAACAGTTGCTTTGTCGCCTCAAACAAACGGACCACGCGCCCGTAAAATCGCTCCCAAGGCTATTGTTATGCACGATACAGAAGGTAATTACAACGGCTCAATTGATTGGACTAGTAAAATCAACAATCCATCAACTGGCGAAAGACTTTACGCTAGTTATCATTGCATCATTGCGCGTGACGGCAGACGCACGATCACGAATCGCGATGACAATAGAGCGTATCATGCTGGTGTAAGCTCGTTTAAGGGTATGACTAGCCTCAATAACTGTTCTATTGGTGTGGCATTTGAGCGTAGTTCCTACACAGAGCCGCTACAACCTGCCGCAATCGAGTCTGCGATTGAATATATCGTGCCACTCATGAAGAAATGGAACATCACTCTTGACATGGTTACTGACCACAGAACGATTGCTCCAAACCGTAAAAAAGACCTTAATCCAAAAGAATTTGCTAAATTTTACGAAGCATTAAAAAAGCATTTTAAATAAAAAAATCTAGTGTAAATACCTGCAAATGGAGCCAGAAAAATCAATAATCAAGGAGTTTTTAGACGGAGGTTGGGTCATTCCTCTGATCGGTGCAGCAGCAATGTTAGCTCGCTTATTGTCGGCTCAGAAAAAAGTTGGTATTCTCGAATACGCAAAAAAGATCACCGCAGCGGCAATCTCTTCTTCTATTGCGTGGTTTATTTTGGAGCAGACAGATATTTCGTCGCTCTATAAAGCCATTTGCTATGGCATTATTGGTGTCATTAGTCCAGAAATAATCAATGGAATCATAAAACTTGGCAAACGATTCCAAGAAGATCCCGAAAAATACATCAAAAAGTAAAAGATTAATCTTTTATTATTCTGCCCACCAAGTATTTGGCACACCTTCTCCAGTGGGGCGCGGAGATCCAGATGCACTTGACCAATAGATGTATTGCTCTCCGCCATCTGGAATTGGCATTTCTGAAATATCGCGGAAAAGAACCCACCAATGACCATCGCCAACTGGAATTTCTTCGCTTTCGATTTGCGGTTCTGGATAATATTCGCCATGTATATGCAAAGCGTATTCGAGATTTGCAAGATTGGTGACGATTTCACCATCTTCGTTTTGGGTAGCAAAACCATTGGCTAAACCAAATTGTTGAGCTGTTTCTTTATTTGGGAATTTTAAAATATAGTCAATCATGGACTTGTTAATGTTTGTAATTGTGAGTTAGAGAGGCGAACAGAATAATAGCGGAAAGACTTTATAATTGAATTTTGATTAGTAAATAGCACTAAATTTGTCGGTTCTATGCCGTTATTTTCTGATCTTGGTAATAGCACTTCATTATCTTGAGTTCCAAGAGTTCCATTTAAACAAATAACAGCGCTGCCATTATTTTGAAATGCCATAGCTGCTTTTCTTGACGCTCCATACGCAACACTCCCTATGGTATTACTAAACTGTGTTTGTTCATCATTGGTAATGACTCCAGCTAAAGAATTACTATTCTGCATTCGTATTCCATTTTGGGAACCACCAAACCAAGCAGAGGAGAAATCGGAAGAAACTCCTTTCACAATCAATTGACAAAAAAGCACTCCAGCAGTTTCATTGTAAAAACTGGAAATATTTGTATATTGTAAAACATCTGCGCTTCTTGTTGCAGAACCAGATACAGCTTCTATGTAAGATGAAGCTGCCGATTTTCTTTCAAGCTGTGCAGATGTAACGCTGCCTGTCACATCTAATGATAAACTGCCAAAATTTGGAGTGAATGTATAAGTCGTGCGGGTAGTTGAGCCTGTGCCAACAATCGTCGCAGAGTGAGTTCCTCCAAGCGTTACCGTTCCCGTGCCATAAAATGATAAAGTATGTGCTATAGGAGGAACTGTTCTAATCTGACTGGTCAGAGTAGCAGAAGGAAAGACATAATTTGTCGATGAATCTTCTGCTAACCATCCCAAACACTCTAATGTTACAGGATCGTATTCAAAACGAGGTTCATTGGTAGCCGCTTTTACAATACCAAAGGTATTGCCAGCAACAACAGTAATACCTGTAGCGCTCCAATCAGCATCTTCAGGTCGCCATTCACTGCCAAGAGCAGCGAGGTAATCAGATTGCTCGTAGTCTTCGCCACTTGTCCAATATCTGATTCTCATTGCCCATCTAGTGCCATTGTATGTCGCTTGATAATCAAACTCCCCAGGACCACCAACGACACTTTCCCAAATTATCCTTCCATTTAAAACCGAACCTCCTTGGCTCATTAAACGGTTTGAGTCGTTAACAATCACTCTATTTGGTCCATAATAATTTCCAATAGAAGCTCTAGCGAACGATGGAGTCGCACCAATTCTTGGAACAAGCGTTCGATCTTCTGCGAAGTAAAAATCAAGAAGAGCAGATGGAATAGTGGTGTCGATAGACGATCCAGTAAATCTAAAACCAGCGTCAAATGGGGCGAACATCAAATCTCCGCTTAATCCCAAATTAACAATTTTTCTGTTGAATTCTCTCAACAAGTGATCACTTAAATCCTGATAATTTATCTGCGCAAATTCACTAGCAATAGAATTTTTATAACTTGACCAAACCGAATTATCAGCTCTAAAGTCTTGTTTTATTTCATTTTGTAATTTGCGGGGACTCATTTCTTTTAATTACACTTTTTTATCTTTTATAGTAATCAAAAAAACAAGTCATTACTTCCATATTGATATTCTTGAAATGACTAGCGGGAAGCAGTTTATCTGGCACTAGATCGTGTAGTTTCTCACATTCATACAAGCTTTTACGGCGTGACCACCGCTTAGTCAGAAACACATACTGATAATAATACAAATAAGCGTTCGCATTACGAGCATAGATTTCGGGGCAGGTGATATTAAATTTCTTGATTAAATTCAGCGCTCTGCGCTCACAATCCCTCTCTACGGCAATTACTTTGACGAACTCGTCCCATTGCCGCAACGACACCTTGCCCTTGTCTAAAGCGCTCCAAATGTCTCCAGACTCATACCACGCTGGAATGCGCTCAACGGCTTGTGTCAGATGCGCAAATTCGTGAATAAATATAGTATGAAAATTAGGATTCTTGGTCGCTACGACCATTTCATCTCCATCGCAAAAACCGCCGCACTTAAAATCTTTAAATGCTTCTTGTGATACGGTTTTGCGTGGAACTAACGTAATTGTTTTTTCGTGCTTTTGGCAATATTCATGCACATACTCTTTGAACTTTTCAAAGTTTTTGAGATTAATTTTCGCCCTCATAAGTCACTATACCCAAAGCTTGAAATAAGTCTTTATCGCTTTTTGTCATCAGAGTCACGAAACATGGCGTAGAATCGCCAATGTAAGCGCCAATTTGATTGTATTCAAAAAACTCTTCAGCTTCATCATACGACATTCCATCGTCTATTAGCTTTGCTAGAATTTTTCTTTTATCATAGCAAAGAATAGGGGGTCTGCCGAATTGCTCGACAACCCCCACAATGCATTTTTCATATCCGTCCATTTTGATAAATAGTTCTTCTGTCATAAGCGTGTTTTTTTGGTTGGTTTCAACTACAATATTTGTCTCGCATGTTCATGAGTGAAAGCCTATCATCTAGTAGTTGATTGATTGTTGCCATCCACTTTGATTTTTTATCTACAGGAGCGTCATCCCATCCTTCTTTTGCCATAGACAATTTATCGTCAATGGATTTGATAGATGTCAAAACGTCACCAGTTGTAACATTGTATTCTTCGTTAATCTTCATTGTTTTGCGGTAGAGAGTTGTAGAAATATTCTGTTGCTGATTTTAAGTCGGGGAGAGAATGTATTTTTTGATTATATTCGCGCAGATATAGTTCAAACAAATAAGTCAATCCAATATTACTTTTAGACATTCGGCGTAAAACTGAGAGCGATCTCAAGTAAATCCACCAGTCCCATTTATTGATTATCCAGTTTTTCATGGTGTTGAAAGAAATAAAATAGCGATAACTCCAAACATAACACACGTAATAAGTGCGTCCCATCCATTAGTTGTTGAAAGTAGTATGTCCATATTATTTATTTTTTTCCTTTAATGATGTCTGAGGCTTGTTCGATAAGATAGACTTTCGGGGCTACCTTGATTTGAATTGCTGTTTTAATACGAGAGACTGAGCTTGACAGTATTCCGATAGTAGCAACAAAGATCACTACCGCACCGATTACTGATGGCACAACTTCCAATCCATCATAATCGCATTTTGGATCTTTTATCATCTTCATGCCATAGCGAAATATCAATGCGCCGATAATAAAACAAATAATTGGGAAAATTGCCCAATAACACGCTTCAAAGAATTTCCATTGAAGATATTCGTGAATAACAGGCGGGATTTCTTTTACAGCAAAGTCGCCAATTGCTTGTGCAGCGTTTTCTAGCCATAAGACTAGCTTAGTTTGTAGTTCATTAGTTTCCATAATATTGTGCGGGGGGATTTAAACAGATAAGTTAAAGATTGTCAAGTTATTTTTTTACATTTTCCACTTTGACTCTTGTAATGCCTTTGTGTTTGAAGTCGAGAGATGTTGCTGCGGCAAGAGAAACGTCAATTACTCTGCCCGAAATAAATGGTCCTCTGTCATTTATCCTTACAATAACAGATCGACCATTGGACAAATTAGTCACTTTAACGATTGAGCCGAAAGGAAGAGTTCTATGCGCAGCAGTTAGCTTTGTATCGTTGAGTCTTTCGCCGCTTGCAGTAATTGATCCTCTGTTTGTTTTCACAGAGTAAAAAGAAGCTTTTCCATACTCCAGAGCATTCGCTAACATCGTTGTGGCTAATAGTGCCATTAGTGTTTTTTTCATTGTTTTAAATTGTTATAAATATCTTCTACGCCTGTAATTCGCTCGATCTCATTTCCTTGATCGTCTTCGATGATAAGCATAGGAACATTTCTAATGCTTTTTTCACGAAACCAAGGAATGTTTTCGGGTTCATTCATGCTTTTTATATTCACTGATATTGCGGATTTTTCCAGTCTTGCTTTCAGCAAGTGACATGGACCGCAAGTTGCACTTGTAGCTAGTATTTTTTTCATATCAATTCAATTTTGCTCCTACTGCTTGAGAGATTCTCTTATTATCGCATTGACCATTTGCTGCTTCAATAACGGCATCCGCAAACAATTCACCTAAACCCGACTCATCATAAGCTTTACTAAACATACGCATTTGTTGTTCATCTTCAGTTAGATTGTTTAGGTCTAATGTACCGTTTTTTTCTTTCTCAAGATATTGTCTTGCGATTTCCATGCTTTCTTCTAACATATTATTGTTCTTTCACTTCTCCTTTTTTTAATACCATTTTAAACGATACTCCAAATTTGTCAATAAAGAAATCTTCGAAGTCTTTGAATTGTTGGTGTTTTTCATCATACCATCCGTGTTTGTTTTCAGGCAAGCTAAAATGGATAGATTTGCCGTCTGTGGAAAATATATGCAATGTTTCAGTGTAGCTTTTAAATCCTGGAGTATAAGGACAATCCTCATACATCCATTCGTTAAACCATCGCATATCAGAAACATTGAATGTCTTATCATTCCATGTAAATTGAGAATTTAAAATGATTTCATCCCTTTGTTTCTCAAAGATTTCAACAGTTCGACGAATTTCTTTGATCTCATCCTTGAAGAATCGTATACCTTTATTTAAAAAATCTATTTTATTCATATGTTTATCTTTTTACTACTGCGAATCCTTTCTTTCCTTTGAGCCATTCATAGGCTTCAGCACCAGTGAACCATTGAGCATCTTTACGAGGTCCTAAAGCAAACCATCCATGACGAATGTATGTGTAGTCGATGTATTGCTGATCTTCACCGCAAAAGTTAAGAACGTTGTTGCGACTGACTTTAATCAGATAGTCGCCCTCACGACTGTCCCTGAGTATTTGGCGATTAGATGCAGTCTTTTGCCAACTGGTTAGTTGTTGATATTCCGCAGACTCAGTTTGCTCTCGCAATTTTAAAATTACTGCTTGCATTCGTTTTTCGAAAATTGTCATATTATTCTATTGTTATCTGTTCCCATTCACAGCAAGGCAAATGTTTTCCTTTTTCATCTTTTATATAGTCCCAATTGCTTTCATTTTCGTTTTCCCAATTGCCATCTATCGGCTCCATATTACAGGAACACTTTCGCGGCACACAGTCATCACAGGCGTATTCATCACTAGGCATATAAATCCATGAAGCTTCTGCCTTTCGACAGAAAGAGCATTGAAATTCATAATTCATTATTTTTTAATTGTTTTTTTAATTGTTTGTTTTCTTCTCTCAACTTGACAATCTCATCTTCCGCTCTGGCAACGATTTGCCAAATGGTGCTGAGTTCGTTATCCATATTGCGAAGTATCGCGGGGAGCTTGTCATGGTGACGCAAAACGTCAAGAATATCAGGATCTTTTTCCATACGCTCAATATACGTTAGTGTTTGAATTTGTCAAGTTCTTTCTTTACTGCCGCGATAATCTTTTCCAGATCGCAGCTATACCAACCACTTGTAAACAAATTATTGATTTCAATAATCTTCTGGTCATCAGTAATATCCACTACGACACTTTTGGGCAAGATGCATTGAATATGTTAATGAGTATCATGTTTTAGATTTCTAAGATTTTCTCCATTGCTTTGCGCACGACCTTATCATCAATCTTACGATTATCGAGTAGAATGAATGCAATAGCAGTCTTCCAATCACGAAACTCTTGTTGAATTGCCATTGCTTGTTCTTTGCGATTGGAATAATCACGAATGAATAGCATCCTCTGGTTGATATTATCTACGCACTTTACGAATTTAGCATAGGCATCGGTAATTAATTTAGCCTCGTTTTTGATTTTTTCTGCCACTTCGAAGTCGATGTGATCGACAGTATAATTATAAAAATCCTGATAATCAGTGTATCTCGGAGACTCCAAAAAGAATTCTAAAACGTGAGAAGTGCTACGCAATCCAGTTGCCAATCGGTGAACAGAACAATACCAACTGCTCTTTGCCTTGCGCATTTTTCCCGATTCAGAGTATAGAACGACACCCTCTCTACCTACCCACATTTCAACATCCTCAAGACATTCTTGAATAGAGTTGTAGGAATATTTTACAGGTCTTTCGATTTCAAGAGCAATAGCCAATTCGTCTAAATATTTTTGCGATGCCATCCATCCAGAATCTTTTTTAATGATTCCAATCAGAGACAATTTAGGCTCTGGAAAACCACCAATAACAATCACGTTACTATTAGTCTGCCACTCACACAAAAATGTAAATTCCGAATTGCTATCAACGCTTGTGATGAATTCAAAAAACTTTTTATATTTATTGATTAAAAAATCAATCTCATGACCATTAGGCATTTGTCTTGCATCTGTCGTGCCTCTAGTTCTAAGCAGAAGATCGTTTTTGTATTGATCGCAAATGAGCAAGCTGCCATCTAATTTCTCATAAGCAACAAAAGATTCATCCAGAGGAAATTTGTCCAAATCTGGCTGCTCCGTATAATTGAAAAATTTCGAAAACGAACGCGATACGATAAAATTATCAGACTTGCGAACGATCATCGAACGAAATTTCATCGTATCTTCTGTCCACTTAACTCCGATTTCTTTTGGTGTAATGAGCCAACATTCGTCACCAGCGATGACGCAATCTTTGAAATTAAATTCTTCTTTGTTTGGTAGTTTCATATTAGTAGCTGACTTTTCCAAGTCGATCTTCAATTGATTTGCCGCGAATTTTTCCGTTGATTAAAACAAACTTCTTTTTATTTTTACCATACCAACGCTTCTCATCTTCTTCTGTTTGCAAATATTGATTCGGCAATTCCCACTGTCTATTTTTTAACATTTCTTTTATAACCTCTTCGATTTGAATCTGTGCCTCTTCAGGGATTTCCCACGATCGGTTCTTTTCTTTCCACTCCATTTCGACACCCCAACGAATAAAGTCCTCCGATTCTTTGACAAACTCTTGTTCGCAAAGCTTAATATCCATCCAATCATCAACATACCCGTTCCACATTTTGATTTCGGGGTTGCCTTTGATTTTTTGCAATTGTTCGATTAATTGATTTTTTTTCATTGTTGTTTAAATTTATAACGCTCAAACCATTCTTCTAAAGTAAAGAATTCGACATCTTCAGATTTGTTAAATTCGTGACCCAAAAACCAGAAATAGTATTCAGATTTTTCTTGTAAATCATAAAAGTCAACATAAGCAAGTTCAAGTGATTCGTATTCAAATGGGATGACTCCAGTTCCTGACGCTTCGTAAGGAACTGACCAATCGTATCTTAGTATCAGTTTCTGCATAAGCTGATAATCTCATATCATCTGCGGCTTGTCAACAAAAAAAACTGAGCCAGAGTGTTTTATTTCTCTAGCTCAGTGGGATTTTTTAATCTATTTTAATGATTATTTTTGCTTGGCTTTGCCAAAGTTCAAAGCGACAATATCGACTACTTTGTAGACTTTGGACCAAGTGCTTCCAGCTTTAGGTGTTGGAGTCACAGCAGCCACAGCGGAAGCTAGTGCGACAGCGCTTGTCACCACTGGAAACCATGGGTAAGCTTTAACAATGTCCAATACGATAGGAATGAGTACTTCTGTCATGTCTATTTTTACACTTAAAAATTGATTAAATAGGATTTTTTTTCATCATGACAGTCGCAAAGGGAATTCGTCTACTGTATTCAGCATAAGAAATAGGCGTTTCGATTGTAATGCCATCGTCGTCTCTGAATCCATCTGGATCTAAAATAATGATTTCATCAAGCTTTGCCCACTCTATTGCTGTCTTTTTCGCAAAAGCTTTGTCCCAATTTTCGCGACCTTGTTTTGAAAGAACTTTGCTCTTTATCTCGTCGCCCGTAATGTTATTTTTTGTGGCCATAAGTAATTTGTGAGGGGGCTTTCGCCCCCTCTTAGTGTTAGCTCAAGTCAACCATTTTTTTCTCACCAAAGAAGAACCAGCTATAACCAAGAGCATTTACGGCATCAGCAATCTCTGCCATACTAGGGCAATCTGGCGAGAAGCAACTTTGAATTGCGCGGAAAGAAACTTCTTCAACTCCCTGATCTTGCTTACGAGTCAGGTATTGCTGCACTCGACGAATAACTTCGCTGCGATTGCTAACTTCTTCTTGAAAAGATTGATCTTCCAATTCGTTGCCATCATCGTCAGTAGCGGCAGAAGTGATTTCTACTTCTACTTCTGAAACGACAGTGTAAGCACAGCAGCGCAGTTTCTGGCAATTGTAATCAGAAGGAACACTGACAACATCTTTTGGATTGATTTTTACGACAACCATTTTGCCGCGAGACCAGTTGAGAGCATAATCCCACGAACCAGCATGAACACCAAACGAGCAGTGATTCTCGCGATTGTCATCCACGCAGTTGCGCTGCACTTCAATATGCTCGCCCACACCATTGTAGATTTGTCCTTTGCTGTTTACAGCGCCTTGCAATACTTTAGTTTGCAGATTACCAGAAACAGAATAGAAGTCATCTTGAAGACCGCGATATGCCAAGAAACAACCGTCTTCGGTAATAGGAAGTTCTTTATAGGAAAGGAAGTCATACAATTCTCGCACCGAATTATACGATGGATTTTGTTTGAGATTTTCCCAGAACTTCTCCAGTAGGGTAACTGGCAGATTCTGTTCGATCAAAGAAAACACTTTCTGCGCCAATGGTGCTGGAAGGAGTTCTCCATGATAAGATACTTCTCTGGTGTTAGGATTCAATTGAAATCCTTTGGATTGAATGTTGCGATTTACATCTGCCGCTTCCAGAGCTTTGTTAATCGCTGCCTCTTGTTGATCAGATGGCAAGCGTAGGGCTGCGATAATCGCCGCATATTTCGGATCTGAACTGGCAAACTTTTGCGGTTTGTTGTTCATGAATAGGACGATTCCTGTTTGATTAATGATATACTTCATAGGTTGTTAAGTTGCGTTGCGCTTTTAATGTATTGTTATTTTGATAGTTTGTCAAGGATTATTTTGCCGCTTTGATGAATTTTCTTACGTCTGAACGACTGGCTTGGAAATAGTAGCTTTCCAAAGTCAATTTGGTAAATGTTGCGACGAGTTCGTTTTTATTGTTTTTTAATTCTTCAGTAATCTTCTCCAAAGCGCATACGCGTTTTTCGAGAATTGGGGAGAATGGGTCTTTAGAAATTCTATTACTGAAAGTTTGCTGAGACTTGCTGCTCAAAAGATTTTTGCATTTATGATAGCGTTGGCTCATTTCTGATCTTGCTTGATCGCGCTCTGTCTTGCTCTTTTGCAACTGCTTGATCGTAGCTACGATTGCTGGATCATCATAAGATGCATACCCAAGAGCAATTAAATCCCTTTTTAATAGCACCGACTTAAACGAATAGGTGCTATGAAATCCATTGTCTAGGATGAGGATTTTTTGAACCAAGTCTAATTTGTTTGATTGGGGAATCTGCGCCAAGAATTGTTGCGCCTCTTGTTCTGTATGATCGACACTCCAATATTCATTGTGCAATTCGAGAGCAGACCAGCGAAAACTTTTGCTGCCGTAGCCACGACGATTTACAGTGTATCTATTGTCGCTGATGCCACTGCCTTGTGTGTTTTTGGGGTAGATTGTTGAAGCAGCACGAAATACCAAATCAGATGGCGTTGAATATTGTGAGATCGCGGAACAAACATACTCCATGCCGTGTTTCGTGCAATACAGAACAGATTTGTTATTTGTTTTGCACCAGTCTTCGATTTTGCGAACCTGCTCGCCACGGTGATGATAAGAATCAGAAAGAAGAAGAACCAATTTACGACCATTGTGTTCAGCCAGAGTATTGTTTGGATTGAGGCTGCCAATTTTCGCTAAAGACAATGCTACTTTCGATGGCACGAATGCATTATTTTTGAATTTAAAATCAGAAGTCTTGTTTAGCTTGTTCACGCACAAATCAGAAAGTGTCAACTCACCCAATGATTCTTTTTGTTGATTAATAAATTCACCAAGAATTGCTTCACACTTGGCAATGCCATTGGTGAACTTTGCAGTCTCACGAAAAAACTCTCGCGAAATAGGCACTTCAAAAAATCCAACAGGAACATCAATCTGAATAGCTGTTGCTGGAGAACACTGATCTTCAAACCCAAAACCCTTGAAGCTATCGGGAGTATGATACTTTACGCCACCCATCGTAATGGCAAAAAGTCGTGGATCGCTAATCAAACCACTTTCAAAAGAATAGAATCGAATGCCGTCTTTTTCTAAGATTAATGTTTTCTTATTGTTTTCGTAGATGCCATCTACAATATTACCGCTATCGTCGATCACTTCAATGTTTGCCAGAGTAGCGTAGTCTGCCATTGCTTGAGCATAAACCACAAACGTGCTAGTGTCACCATTGTTGCCGCGCTCTGCTTTGATGTCGATTTCCACCAACAAACCACTTTCGTTTGTGGGTTCTTGTGACATTTCAATCACTTGACCGATAGATGCGCCAGATTCGTCGCCACCAAGAACGCACGAATAGACTGTCTTCGTGCCATTGTAGAAAGAGGTGACGTAAAAAGTGTCTTGGTAGCAGTGACCTGCTTTTGCACCTACGCCGAAACCACCGATAGGTTGATCGCTGTTCGACTTTGTCGAGCGGAAGTATTTGCCAAACACGTTGCGAATGCCGTTGTCGTCCAAACCGTTAGCGAAGTCACGAACAAAGAAGCGACCTTCTTTTACGCCAGTTTGAACAGATTGCTCGATACCGTGTTTCAGATGCTCATCGACAGCATTGCTTACCCATTCACGCACAACGGCGAGAATTTTGTCGGTGTAGATATTGTCGCGGAAGATTTGACAAGCTTGTTTCATGCCTTCCAAATCCATATCCATGTTGGACACTTGCGAAGATTCAATTCCTTGAGTGAAGATAGGTGATGTGTTGAGTTGCGTTTTCATGTCGGGGGCAATAGTAATCAGAAATAGTGGACATGTCAACAAGTTTTTTGAAAAAATTTTCGCGGCAAGATTTTTGTTGACAAGCTGCTACGAAATGTTACTCTGTGCGCCACATGAAATTAGGACTCGTATGCATCAGTGAAATCCTCAAGAAGAAAGACAAGTCTCTTGCCTTTAAAACCATGACACGCAAACGCTTTTTGGAGCTGGGTCGAGATGTTGCGCTTGTAGAGCTTTCGTCACGCATTCTACACAACTGCCGACTAACCAAACAAATTGTTTTGCATTGTGCCGCAAACGGTATTTCTCATTACCGTGTCTCTAGCTGTTTAGCTCCGCTCGTTACAGACAGCACTCTCAATATCTCCTATAGCGATTTACCAGACATGTCGGCGATTGAGTCTGCATTGGCAGATGTTGGCGCAACAGCACAACACTGCGGCGTTTCTGTTTCTTCTCATCCTGATCAATTCAATGTGCTTACATCATACAGTGCAGACGTTGTTGATCGTAGTATCAAAGAACTCAATCACCAAGCTTACATGTTGGATTTGATGGGACTACCACAAAACTATTCCGCGCCAATGTGCCTTCACCTCAATCTCTCGCCTGACTTCAAGCGAGAAACTCTCGCCAGTTACATTGATCGCTTTGTGTCAGCATTGTTCTCTTGCTCGCCATCAGTTCAGAATCGCTTAGTATTGGAGAACGAGCATGGCGGCTATTGGAATTGCAAGAATCTATATAAATCATTTGGCGAGCTTGTTCCTTTGGTGTTTGACAACCTTCATGATGCAGTTAATCCTTCTGATTTTTGTCATTTTAAATTGTTCAAAAACACATGGCGCAATTACACTCCCGTCATGCACTGGAGCGAGGGTTTGCCTGATAAGCCTCGTAGTCATGCTGAGTTTGCATCTCACGTTCCTGCTGTAGTATCTATGAACAACGATTGTGTCTGGGAATTCGAACTCAAAGGCAAAGACTTAGCAATCCTACAAGTTTTGAGTAATCAATAAAAATATCTTGACAACATCCACAAAATACCATACATTCCTCCGCAGCGATGAAACTTGACGATTACATTTTACAATTTGCTAAACAAGATGAATGCACTTTAGGCGAATCTCTTTTGGAATATGCTTTTCCTAGCGAGGGCAGAGGTTGTTATTCGAACTTCAAACTGCGCGATTCATTCGTTCCTTTTCCCGAAGGTTTTGATAAATACGCCCCTATGTTGCTAGGTGAACATTTATACATCGAAGAATGCACCGACGAAGAAAGAGACAGTATTCATTGTTTTATTGATTCAGAAACAAATCTCAAAGTCGCATGGGCTTGGGATGGTGATGGTCATCTGATTTTTGAAAGCGATGACTTTTGTATTGAAAACCCCGATATTAAAAAATCCTCAAGATGGCGCAAAGCATGAAAAATGGAGTTGACGATTCGATGGTAAGAATGCCTGAAGGCTTTAGCTTAGGCATGACAGCATGGCACGAAAGATCAAAGCGAACTGTAAAGCTCATTGAGCGTCAGCTAGGAGATGGATGGTTATGCGAACCGATAGATGGTGGTAGGGTATTCTACGAGCATAGTGAATTTCTTCTGCCGAACGCCTCTGTGATGGCATCGCTGCCGACATCGAACTCTGATAACTCAACCAAACAATAAAATGACAAACAACACCGAAAACACAACTCACGAAGAAGCTGTTCGACTTCTCAATGAAAGGGCATCGAAAGAAGTAGATTTATACAATACAATTTCCAGTTATCAAAAAAGGGAAAGCTTTTTAATCCGAGATAAAGCTGCTGCTAATCGCTTATTATATGATTTATATCATGATGTCATACAAGGAGAGATCGCTAAGCAATTGAGGCAAAATCCTTTTTCCTTTCCTTCTGTTAAGGCAGTTAGCAAATTTATTGATCAATGAAAACATATACCTTCGAACAATTAGCAGAATACATTCGCGGCTGGTCATATTCAGAGTCTGACATGAAAGCATTGACACTAAACGAAGTTCACTCTATGCTTGCGAATGCTGTCAGTCAATTCGAGTGCGATCAAGACGGTTTTGAAATTGCCGTGAAAGTCGCCGAAGAAAAAAGACAGGAGCAACAAAAACAAATAAACGAAGCATGGCGCTCCGCAATACAAGGTGCTTCTGCAATAAAAAATAATAAAATATGAAATACCATTTAGAAAAAATACGAAAACACAAAACCGCTAAACCTGAAGACAAAATAGTCATCAAAAAAATCAATGTCACCAAAAACGAAAAAGGTCAATGGTTGGTGGATTTTAATAGTGAAAATCATAAGTATCTTTACGTACGATACATGATGTCGTCTGGATGTATTGATCGCAAACCTCAATACTTGGACGATGGCTCTTTGGCAATGTGCGAAGCGTTTGTGATAGACACGCACGAAGAAGCTCAAGAAGATGGCTACACACTGCCTCTAAGCAGCACAGTTTTGTGGCTTATTCCAGAAACAAGAGAAGAGTGCGATGCCATTAATGGAGTAGCTGCTATCATGGCGACAAAGTGGTGCTATTGTTGCTGTATTGTTCCCTATAATGATTTTGCTCCTGACGACAATAACAAAAATATTGGAAAGCGTTTTAAACAAAAAAAATAATGAACAAAAGACAACAATACGCAATAGGACAGCACGATCTATGCTGCGAGTTTCTAATCATTGGCAAGAATCATCTCGATAGCGGCAAAACTCTTTTTGAAGAAGTAGTTTCCTTAAAAGATCGTTTGCAAAAGGCGACAGATGAGCTTGATGAATGGCATGATGCCGCGAAACATGTGGATGCAGATTATGCTGATGAAGTTCATTGTAGCTGTGTGCCTATTTTGCGCAAACAATTGCAGGATGCTCGAAAAGAAATTGAACAGCTTAAAGCAAAACAATAACATGGAAGAAGTTAAACAAGCCAGAGTGCTTTATTTTTTGACTGGCGTGTTTATTGCGCTTAAATTAACCGAGCAGATTCACTGGTCGTGGTGGTGGGTTTTTAGTCCACTTTGGATTCCAGCGGTATTACTGATCGTTATGTTGGCGATTTTTACGATACTGGAGCGATTTTTAATCAAATGAATAAAAAGACATTATACACAAAAAATGAGCAAAACAATAGCTATCGGAGACGTTCATGGTGAACTTGATCACCTTGAAAATCTTTTCAAAAAACT